ATCAGCATACCCAGAAAAATTTAGCCCAGCCATACTCAATCCTTTTTCATTTGTCGCATCGTAATAAAGAGGGTAGTCAGCTATACCAGCGGCAATACCAATCATTGCATAATGAGTATCCAAATCATTTACCTTTCGAAAATTCAACTTATAATTTCTTGGAGTAATAGTGACTACTTCATTGTAAGATATTTCATAATCAAAATTCCTTCCAAAATAATGATCACTTGTTACATAAGTAATAGACGTACACATAGTTTATTCCTCCTAAATATTGTTCTGTTCACGTTCATTTTACTCCAAAGTTTTCCTCATTTCAAAAGAAAATCACAGAATACACGAAGAAGCGTTTCTATTTGTATAAACTATATCAAAGTTCTATACTTAAATTATCAAATAAAAAGGACGTGAAGATAAATGTCAAATTTAGAAAACAAAGAAGAAAAAGTTGTAAACAAAATTGTTTCTGTTGTCAATAAACTGGATAAAGAGTTAGACGAACTTGATACGTTATCTGAAAATCCAGAAAAAAAACATAACCTAAAAAAATGGTTAGTTGAACGAAAGGCTATTCATGAAATTAAAAAAGTTCTTCATGAAGCTGATAAATATGAAAAATATGATGAAAAAGAACTTGATAAAGAATTTAAAGAAATCAATGACTTATTACTATAATTGATTTATACGACTCATTTTTGAGTCGTCAGACTGCAAACAACACTCTAAATTTAGGAGTTTGTCTACAGTCTGAATAAATTTTAAATTTATTGTCCATAATGTTATTATGAATTTATAGCATTAAGAAAAGAGATAAGACTTTACATTTTTTTAGGAATGTAAAGTCTTATCTCTTTTCTTAATTGTACAATTAGTATTATCTGCACTACTTTCTAATTAAATAAATTTTTAGTTATTAACTTGATTAAAATCAGAGATAATATCATTTAATTCAGTTTGAAGGGTTGTAACGATTAAATGGAAATTTTCTTCATCTGTTTTATTATATGGGGATGTTTTCGTTATATATAACAACTTTTCTTTTTCAATTTTCATTAATAACTCTGTCGAAGTCTGTACTTTATCTTGATAATTAAATGCAGACATCCCACTTTGTATAATTGTAATTATTGCTGAAGCAATTGAAACAATCAATAGTAAAGACCTGTGTTCGGAAGCCTGATCAATTAATATTGGGATACTAGCTGATAAGACTATTTTTATAATATTTCCGATACCAATTACTCTATTATAAAATCGAATTTCTTTTTTTAATCTATCGATTGTAGAATCAATAGATTCGATAAACGCTTTTTGATCCATCATTTTCTCTCCAATCATTTTATTAAAATCATTAACAAAAATATTATAATAGGATTTAAGTAAGTTCTAACTAATCACACATAAAAATAAAAAAACATTTGTATTTTATCAAAGTTTTATTATACTTGTCAATTTGTGTACATCCTAAAATATAAGATATTTGTTTACTTCTGTAGAATATATACTTTCTTGTTAGATAAGTTGCACATGTTTATAGAATCTAAATAATAAATTTTTATGTACCGCCCCTCAAAGAGGGGGGAATTTTTTATCGTTGTGGAATATTTAAATACCAACGCTTGTCATGAAAATCTTGTGCTCCACCCTTAGTATTTCCTTCTGGATCGTTTGTCGCACGCATCATGACGTATACTTTCTTATTAGGGAAATCACGCATATTGAAAGATACATGATAGCCAACATTTCCTAAAGTATTATAAGCTTGATTTACGTCTGGTCTATAAATCCCATCAGCTCTTACTCTAGCTAGTTCTTTTCCAGTATTGTAGTCCATAATGAAAATATACTCGTATTTATAATTAGCAATGTGCCATCCAGCYACATGCAAGTTTGCGTTTTCGATTTCTCCGAACTGATCAATGTGGGCGTAATTTGTTCCATCTGTAAGTGTAGGATTTGCTGCACCTGATCTAGTTGGATCAATGACTGGTTTATCATCTGAAGTAGTTGGATTTTCATCGGTAAATCCATGAGCAATATCATAGGCTAATTTTTCTTTACTTACACCCATTTCAGAAAGATAACCGTAAGGATCTGTATGATCGCCCCAAATATTTTGTGTTACCCATAAATGYGATTTGATTCCTGGTTGGTTATAAGGWGTGTCYAATGTTAATGGAATACCATATTTCATTGCTGAATCTCTAGCTAATTCAACGTATGCCTTGTAGTTTTTCTCAAACGTTGCTTTATCATGTGTGTGTTGTAACTCAATCTGCACGGGACTGTTAGCATTAGCATACGAACCAGCACCGTACTGTACATAACCAGGTTGACCGACTTGATAAACAATTCCGCCGTCTCCCACAATGTAAGCAGTGTAAGCACTAGTCCATGAACGTTGCATATACTGCGCTTCATTGCGTCCTGTTGCTGTTTCGTTAGCCGTTTCATGAAGTAAAATATACTGATTATTTGCTACTTGTGAGCTACCTTCATTTGCGCCCAAATTAAATTCATTGTTGATCGTATAGGCGAACCCATTAATTGGCAATAAAAAAAGAGCCATTAAAAGGCTCAATGACAATACTATTTTCTTTTTCATTTGTTTCCTCCTTCTTCGCTTTCAGCCGAGAACATTTTGTAGGTTCGATTTGATACACCCAACACACTCCCTAAAAACGTGCCAAAACCAGTAATGATGACAACACAGATATCTGTGTACTGCCAATTGAGCGCTTTACCAACTAACCCCACGAAAGTAGCTAGTGCGGGAATAATTACCAGTGCGAACCATTTTAGTACTTCGAACGTTTTATTATTCATTTTCTTCTCTCCCCAAACAAAGTTTTGATTTGTTGCGTGTGTTCCACTAATTTTTCTGCATGCTTATCTAATCTTTCATCGTGACTTTTCAGTTCTTCGTGTATCGTAAGTCGATCATTTTTGCTGGCTTCTAAATCTTTTGTTAGCAAATCTAAATTGTGGCTTACTTTTGAAAGAGTCTCAGTAATCTTCGAGAAAGATGCAGTAATTGGTTTTATTACTAATAAAATCAAAGAAACAATCGCAGTAATTGATCCTGCGATTGTTCCCCATTCTCCTAAATTAATCATGTGACAACTCCTTTACCTTAAATAAAAACGCATCACTTAAGATGCGCTCTTATCTTTATTAATGATTTTATCTGCTTCTTCGTCTGTAATGCATAGTGGAACGAATAGTCGAACTTGATCGTCAGTAAAACAGCCCCAATCATACATCATTTTCACATCGCTAAAACTAAACATACTACTCACCTCCCTTTGAAGCTGGATTTAGTTGCTCTTTAATTTCTGAAATRTCTTTGCTATTTTGTAACGAAGCAAGCATCATTTTTGAATTGATTTGTGCTAAACTATCCGCTYTTTCTTTCAATGYAGTATTTTCCTGTTTAATYGCTACATCGYTTAGCATGAGTTTGGCGTTGAGCTGTTTTAAATCGCCGTTCTCATTTTCTAACGACTCATACATCGCTTTGAGATTGTTTAAATCGTTGTGATCTAGTGCGTTCGCTAAAATAATCCATTGGTTCAATTTAGGATCAAACATCTGATCAGCGATCGTTAGCGGTTCGCCATCAGCWCGAATCCCTTCAAGCGGTGGCTGATCCGTGTAAGGAACGGATACAAGCATGTCGTCCAATACTTTTCCTGCGTACTCTCCGCCAGTACGTCCATATTTCCAAATGTTTTTCATTTATTTCACTCCTTTAATCTAAGATTCTATTTCCATAATGTGCAGCGTGTTTATTTGAGAAAAATCTAACTTCTTACCATCCTGAGTTTCAAAAGTGATATTGAAGTACTCTCCTTTTTTCAACGCGAAAATTCTACTAAAGTGAAGCCCATGCTTCCATTTTAATGCAGTTTCATTTATACCAACACCACCTGCAAAACCAATTGAACTAGTTTGGGCATCGTCTTTATAAAAAGTAATATAACCATACTGGCCAGCTGTTGATCCGCCAAACTGATATCTAACTAGCCCTTCTACCAACAAAGTACAGTCTCGATTAGCTGTGGCTTGCCAATTTCCAGAATTCCAAGTCAACGGATTCTCTTTCATGGATCGATTCAATTTTGCTCCAATGGTAGTTGCTACTGGTCCAATAATTAACCGAGCTTTATTAGAAATACCAGTTTGTTCAGTTCCTGTTGAATGCCACGCTTCATAAGGCAACGGCTTTTCTTCTACCAGTACATTTTTCCCATTAACTAGAGGGGTTTCTAAAAAGTTCTTAGTTCCATCTACAGATTGTGGTTCGGTTAAGCTCACCGAATCATTCAAGCCTTTTTCAGTATATTCAGGCATGATGTCCCAGCTGTAGTCGTTCGGATTGTTGCTGTCTTTCAATCCTTCTCCGAAGTATTTAAACTGACTAATATTTGGGGTTCGGATGTCACCTTTTTCTAGTTTTACCCATTCAATTTTTACTGTTCCTTTCGTTGATTGTGGCAATTGAAAAATATTCAATGCATTAGCCGCACCATCAATATGTGCTTGTGTTACTTTAAATGTGAGTTGCCAAACATCAGTCAAACCTTCTAGAAGGGTCATGTTCCCAGCACCTAACGATCCCGCACGTAAATAAATACCAAACGTTTGAGTAGCCGGTTTGGACGCTTTCATCGTAAAAGTATAGGTTTGACCTAATATATATGGTTCATTAAGATAAAAACCTGCTGGCATATATTCACTATTTTGGATTGGAAACTTCACTGTGTCTATTTTAAGGATATTCTTACCCAACGATGTTTTACCTACCCAGTAAGGGTCATCAAGTAAGTTAGGTTGATATGGTGTGGCTGTTGAACCCCTTTCTAGCTTAATTTCATAGCTTAGCTCTATTTCACCAGACAATCCTTCTTCTACTAAAACTTGGAAATAGTATCTATTTGGGTTAACCAATGCACCTGTAGTAAAAGTTTTTGTGTAAGTTGTAAACTCAGCAGTTACGTTGGTACTATCCAGAATTAGTTCTCCAAGATTATTTGTAACATCATTTTGATTTAATCTATACCTTAAAAATATACGCTTGCCACTTTGTGATACAAAATTTGAAGATTTACGTAGAACATAAGTTATTGYGTAGGTGGTGTTTGGAAGTACRGGTGTCAAATAATAGGCACTATTTTTGTATCCTGCCATAACAAATAAATTAGTTCCTGAGGTCTTATTTATTTTTAAAAAGTTACCACCRTCACTTATAGTTCCGGCACCTGATTGAACARCAAAATCAGAAAAAGAGAGGTTATTCATTAAGTTCAGGTTCCCACTATAATCATAGTYCCCGAAGTCGATGCTGTTACTGTACATTTTCTTCAGCTTGCCGAGATCGCCGATTTGCTGATTGGTTTGATCAATACGGTCATTTGCCTTATCAATATTAGTATTGAGAGTTGCGACATCTTGATTGGCTTTCGTGATTTTGTCGTTTGTGTCTTTTAATTTCGCATCAATCTGCGTTTCAGATTCCGTAATTTTCTGTTCAATCTCTTGCTTTCCATCAGCTAGAATTTTTTCGATTTTATCGATTGTCTGACTGAAACCATTGAARTAATARTCWTCTAGTTCTGGCGTACTATCATCGATTGGACTGCGTTTGATGTCAAAAGTAAAACGACCAGCCGTATCTAACGAGCGGTCGTCTGGGAAATCAATATATACGCTACCTTCTACTTTACCGACATATCCTAAAATATTATCTTCTAATACGATAGACGCAATGCCATTCACACGATCTTCAATGGTGGCAAGATAGTCATGTTTTCCATATCCACCTTCTGCCGTTGCAGATTTAAATATCAGACGAATTGGAACGGTTGTTCCTTCTGGTMAGCTTTGAGGRATGCCGTTTTTCCGAACTAACTTCATTCGAAGCTTAGCTGTTCCTCGATCATGMGACCAAAAAACAACATTCGTCCTRTTTGGACTAGTGGCTTCTGCTTGAATCACAATGATCGATTCATTCATTTTATAAACCATTAACTTAACACCTGCCCTTTGGAAATAATCAAGCCGTTTCCACCAATACTCGTGGCAGTCGTAGCAAATGTTGRCGGAACAGTTCCTCTTACAATCGCATCATCACAACGAATGCCTATATTATTCCCCGATCCTTCTAAACCAGCTAATGCTTCAGCCATACGACGAACACATAAGGCGGTGTCTTGATTAATAACAGTGGTATATCCATACATCCGAAGTTTTGATACRCCGCCAACATATATAGCGTTATAATTCATTGATTTAGTGTTTTCAGCAAACTTACATTTATTCAATCCCATATATCCGCTTTGTTCATTCATAATTCCATATCGTTTACCATCAGGAGACAACGGCGCGTTTGCAGTATCAACTATTTGAATTCCAACAATATCTGTGTGTCCAGAACAAGCAGTGACAGCTATACTTCTTACTTTAACTGGTAAGTCCGAGGTTAACGGGTCAATACTACTTATGTCATTAATCGGTCGTATGGTTAAAGATTGATAAGATAAACCTTTAATCACTATATCTTCTAAGAATGTTCCATCCTCTGCGAAAATCGTAATTGGAGCCATGGTAATCAATGGAATTGTATTAATTGCTGCTTGTATACTTGCAAATGGGCTTTCTTCCGYACCATYGCCCGTCTGRTCGCTTCCATCCTTTGAAACGTAAATATTGATAGGTTCGTTATACCCTCCAATGATTTGCTGGACTGCTTTGTTTAATTGCTCTACTTGTGCTTTCTGACTAGCGGCATTTGTAATTAATTCACTAATTTGTTCATCTGTCAGGGTTTCGTGTTCTACCAATCTGCCGTGTAAAGTAGGAAAGGTTTCTCCCTTATTATTTACACGTGCATCCACTACTTCGTTAGGAGAACCACCGCCTGAATGAAGCACGAGATTATCAATACGACTATTCGTTGATTTGTGCTGCTCGTCTAAATTTTTTTCCAAATTTTCTAAGTAGTCCACATTGTCATTGAATGTTTCTTTCCACTCGTTGGAAATTCGGTTATTCTTCAATTTTTCTAATTCCAACTAAATCACTCCTTTCTTCGCCATTTCAGCAAGTATCGCTGTCATTGTTTTCTTTGTGTTGCTTAATGTGATTTCTGGCGGCTTATTTGGTATCACTGGATACGTCTTGATTCCTACCACTTGAATATAGGTATTGACACCTAACGGCTCATAGACAAACGCCACGTAATCGCCCTTATTAGGCTCTACACGCCATTTCATAGTAACTGTGCCAGTGATTGTTGGATAGTCTTGCAAGTCTTGTTTCAAACGTTCTAGCATGTTCCCTGAAACGGTGTAACGATCATCACTAACTGGACTTTGGACACGTATACCCCATTTTTCCGACTGCTTACTTGTATATGTGATTGGCGTGAAGTAGTAAGTGTCGTCTTCTTTTTTCTTGCCAAATCCTTTTATCTGTGTTTTCAAATTAAAAGTATCAATATCAAATTTCACGGAATCGGTATTGTATTTGTAGCGTATTTGTTCTTCAGTTTTTTTACCATATTCTGAACGAGGGAAGAAAGTAAGGTTTTTGTTGTCCGGAATCACTATCGCATCATAGTCTTTCAAAATTTCTTCAACCAGTTTCAAATAGTTCCCATTCCCGAAGTTTTCTTGTTCGACTGGCAAAAACTTCTTGTTCGGATCTACAACATTCCATGTAAATCCACGGTTATCAGGTTTGAAAACATGCGCTAGTAGTTGGTTGATAGAGCGTGTTCCTGTGATTGTGTCGTACTGAAAGCCATCTTGCATGGTGTAGTAAATGTGCGTGGCTGTAACTGTTTTTGTGATTGCTGCCCCTTCGGCAGAAACGCCCATTTGTTTTACGATAAACTCTTGTCCATTGAAAAATACTGAATTTTCATAATCGACTAAATCAAAAGCCAATTCATTGAATTTTGTTTTGACAATAGTGAACGAAATTTCCCACGTTTCGTTCTCTTGCCAATTTTCAGTAAATGTACTTTTATCGTAGTTAGTCAATATTTCTTTTTTTGTTTTCTCATAGTCTTGGATAAAAATATCTTTCAAATTCCCACCTACTTATACAAAAAATTGAAGTCCCATTTTGACTCCACTCTAGTAACATTTTGTATTTCAATTTCATTCGTTCCAACCGCTAACGTTATCAAACCTAAATTCGTGTCAATTCCGCAATTTACACCGTTCAACTTCGGATAAACACGGTCTAAAGTCAAAGTTTGGCCTAGCAACGTAGAAAACTCCGGATAGTAGATGAATCGTTCCCCTGTCGTTTTGTTGAAAATAGTCACGTTGCCTTCTGATTCACCTTCCAAAGTGATTTTTAGAGCATGTTCACGTGGATCAATAGCAAAATCGCCAGCATTATAAATGATAAAATTACTGGTTCGGTGCGTATACTTATAATCTTCCGCCACTAGACCTTGCGAGAATTGCCATTCATTAGACAGTGAAAAATCCGATAACGTGGAAGCCATCGATTCGGAACAACCTCTAAAAACAGTGAACGTCGCCTTGTAAGTTGCGTATCTTAGACCAACTTCATTCACTTCTACTGAGTTAGGACGGACAAAGTATTTTTTGCCCGGTTCTCTATCTGTAAAAACATAATATCCTTCGTCATCGAATAGAAACGCATATAATTCAGTTTCTTTTAGTTGATAGTCATACATATTTTTGAATTCAGCATAAAATTCCACTTCGATAGTGAACGATTTGAAACTTTTTTCGACTTCTCTCGAACCGTTTGACCCTGAAAATTCTTGGTATTCTACATTTAGTTGTGGTGCTTTTCGTACAAAAGAAATACACTCTATGCCCAATTTTTCTTTTAAAGATACTATCTCTTGATTTTTTATGAAGCGAAAATCGATTAAATAGCCATTCACTTTATCCCTCCTAACCTGTTGTATATAGCGAACGTTTAAACTGATTACCTAAGTATCCATTTGTATTGTCTGCAATTGGTTTACCATCAAGTTTGACACTTGTGTCTTTTGCTAAAAGTTTAGATAGCAAGTTATTCTGCTGAATCATCAGTGAAACTAATGTTTCTAACGTTCCGCTCGAATCGCTACTATTATTTACGCTTTTTGGTTTTACTCCTAACTTATCTTGAGCAATCGCAAGCAACTGCATCGCTCTTGATCGTTTAGCCTTATCTAACGGAATAATAATTTCTGGCTTGTTTCCTTCTGCGATTTCCGCAATTTGATGTTGGTTTACAATTCCACCGTTTGCGTAACCATGACCACGATAAGCATTTCTTAGTGAGCCATATCTTGACAACGCATATCTAATTGAAGCTAAGATGTTAGATAGTGGGTCATAGATATTACTGTTGAATCCATGCATTGCATACTGTCTGAATGTTGGGTCAATCATTTGAAGTAATCCTTTAGAAGGTGTGCCGTTTTTAGCGTTAATATCCCAGTTGTTAATTGCTCTAGGGTTACCATTTGACTCTGTGCGCATTTGATTTAGTAATGCGTTCAAGTTTGCAGTACTGTATTGACCAGTCATTTTCAACGCTCTAATTGCTACATTCCGCCAGCGTTCTACGCCACTCCCACCAACGCTATCGCCACCGCTAACAAGTCCGCCCTGCGGATCTCTTACACCGTTCAAATGCACGTGGTCGTAGTGGTCACCATCAGGCCATGTCCGCCAATCATCATGCACGCCTGTACCTGATTGTCCTGAACGGTCACGAACCTTGCCATTTGTGATAACATAGCCGATTTTGTTTGCAAACTTCTCAAATGCGTAATTGGCTGCTTCTGTATATCTAGGGGAACCATTCACGACTCCCGGTAGCGCAATATCAATTGCATTACGTTTACCATGTGAATAGGGGTCACCTGGTCTATACCCACTAGTGGCCACAAACCCTGGAAACTTCTTCATTACAGATTTAGCTACATCTGCTAAATATTTATAGACACCATTTGTTCCTATAGAGGTATCTAAGTTACCAGATGAGAACAAACCAGTAATCTTTTCAGTCAGGGCACTTGTTGCTTTAGATAGAATACCTTTACCTACTTCTAACGGATATTTTGTTAATCCACCTAATACATCTAAGCCACCCAGTACTTTTCTAGCTAATGCGCCAGGGTCTGAAATGAAGTCCCACACGTCACCTACTACATTTTTCAGTGTGTTTCCTACATTACCAGCAACATTTTTCACACTGTCCCACATGTTACCAAAGAAGTTAGTACCTTTTTTGTAACGGTATTTTGGTGCTTTTGAACCTTGAAGTTGAGCGGTTTCTTCTGCGGTCAAGACATGAGTTCCTTTTGGTGCATTCAATACTACATTACGTCCTTTAGGTATGAATGCTCTGCCATCTGGTGTAATGACTGTTTCTGCTCCACGTCCGTCATTGACCATCATTGGACCATTAATTGGGTGTCCACCTGCTGGTGTTCCTTTTGCGTATTGTGGCACTTTCCATTCTTTGAGTTTGTCAGCACCCAGTTTTTCTAGTACCCATGAAGCTCCATGGATGATTGCGTTAACTGGTTTGCCTATTGCTTTAAGCGCTGCATTGAAGACAGATTTAAATGCATTTGTAATTGCATTTTTACCATTTAATACTGCTCTAGCTATGTTGTTAGGTAAGTCTTTCATCCAGTTCACAACAGTATCAATACCACCACTAAATGACTTCTTGATTCCTGTCCATGTTTCTGTCACTGCTCGTGATACATTAGTTTTTATTTCTCCAAATTTGTTCCACACGTTGACCGCCCACCCTGAGATTTTACCCCAAAGCCATGACATTACTGTCCACCAATCTTTAAACCCTTGTACTAGTCTATCTATAATTGGTTTAACGATACTCCACACTGTCTGAAATGCTTTATTGACTATGTTTCTAAACGTTTCGGATTTTGTATAAGCTACTACCAAAGCTCCAACCAATGCTCCTAATGCTACAACTAACCCTCCTGCTACTACAGAAATAGCTCCAAATATGGCTGAAGCTACAGCTAATCCTTTAATTGCAAGAGTTATCCCGCCTATGATACCTACGAGCCATGTCAGTGACTCTCTGTTATCTGCAATCCATTTGGCAAACTCACCTAATTTACCCATGAAATTAGCTATAGAAGGCATTGCTTCTTCTATTTTGGTACTTAATGTATTGATAAAACCAGTGATATTTTCAACGCCTATTTTTTCTATAATGCCTTGAATTGCACTGACAATTGTTGATTTCAATCTATCCCATGAACCAGTTAAGGTGTCTGTTGATTTGGCTGCTTCAATTGCTCCAGGATTCATACCTAACTGTGTGATAGCCTGGTTAAACTCATCTGAAGAGATTTCTCCTTTTTCCATTGCGTCACGAAAGTTACCAGTATATGCTCCGTTTTTTAACATGGCTTCCTGTAATAGTCCTGACGCCCCTGGTATTGCGTCTGCTAACTGATTCCAGTTTTCTGTTGTTAATCTTCCAGCTCCAGCTGTTTGCGTTAACATCAGGGCTACTGACTTGAATGTTTCCTCTGATCCACCTGCTACCGCATTCAAGTTACCTGCAGCTTCTGTCAACTCTATATAATTTGGAATACCATTTGAAGCTAATTGGGCTGAGGTATTCAGAATGTCTTCTAATCCATAAACCGTCTTATCGGCGTAGTCTTTCATTTCTTTTTTCGAGCTTTCTATCTGTGACTTCCCAAAGTTAGCAAACTCCATGGTTTTGGAAAACTTCATCATTGAATCCGATGCGTTTACTGCTTCGTCAACCAAGCCTTGCACGCCACTTACTACACTGCTAATAGCGTTATGCGCTAATCCAGCAACTGCACCAAACGAAAATGCGCTTTTTAGCGAGCCTAATTTGTCTTTTAGTCCGTCCAGTTTCCTAGCTGACCTTGTGGATTTGTCGCCAAAATCTTCTATTTTTTTTCCTGATTGATCGCTGGAGCTTTTGAGTGCTTCTAATTGTCTACTGGATATTTGGCTTTGTCGTTCTAACTTTTCTAATGCCTTTTTTGCATCTTCGGTTTCATTTGCTGAATCGCCAAACTCATCAGCCATCAGTTTCACAACTTTGCGCTGTTCTTCGATAGCTTTCTCGGATAATTCCGTTTGTTTGGCTAGCCCTTTTTGTTTTGCTTCAAAAGCTCCTGCTTCGTTACCTGCAGACTTCAACGCTTTTACTTCGGCGTTCATTTGTCGTTCATTTTCTTTGATTTCATTAGATAAATCATTGACGGCTGTTTTGGAATACACCAATTCTTTTTTTGTGTCGTTCAACTGGCGACTGTAAGCATTATATTTTGCGGTAGCATTGTTTATCTGTGTGTTAAGGTTAGCAACTTGTTTCGATTCCTCGCCATACTTGCTAATCGCTTCATCACGGCGCTTTGTTAATTCTCTTACTTTGGCATTTTGCCCTTCCATAACCGTAGACAAGTCTTTCGTCTTTTGACTAAGTGCTTCGTATGAACGTCCTGCTGAATCATAAGCCTTTAGATTGGCACGCATATTCGACTCAGCTTGTTTGACTTTCGCATTGATTTCGTCCAGCGTGTTACCAAAATTAGTGCTATCTAAACTAATCCCTAGCTTGATATTTCCTGCCGGTTGTCCTTTTCCTGCCATTATTTACCTCCTTCCTCAAGTTTCGCCAAGTCTTCAGCCGATAAAAATTGTTTGATGAAATCAGCACCATCTACATATTCTTCGCCACTCTCCACTTCTCCAAAAAGGTGTAACAAATAATGATAGTCGCTTCGTCCACATCTCTCATCGTCCAACCTGCTTCGATTAAATCTTTGTAGATTTGATCCATTGCTTTCCTAGCTTCAGAAAAACTTATCTCTTTTTGCTCGCCATCTGCTTTTTTTCATTGTTTCCCAGTTCATTGATTTGTTCAAAAACACTTTCTAATGCCGGTACTAACTCGCTCGCAGTCAAACCGTCTAAAATAGCATCAAATGTAACTGCTGGATCTTGGAAAATATCTGCTGTAATTGCAATCATTGAATCAATTGCTTCTAAATCAGTTAGGTCTGCTTTTTCCGCTTTCTCGTAAAATTTGATACACTCACGCATTGCACGTGCGGAAATATCTTGTTGTTTGAATGTTTTTTTCTTTCCGTCAAGTTTCAATTGCAATTCAATCATTTGTTTTCCTCCTTGTTTTTACAAAAAATAAGGCTAGCCAAAAATGGCTAACCTTGTGTACCAATTTTTGGTTCTGGTTCTTTTGGTGTCCCTGTATCTGTCATTGGTGTAGATGCAGGGTTAACTACTCCCCCGCTTTGTTATTTACCAAGTCCTTGAATTTAGCCAGAGTCATCGTTTCTGATTCAACGGCAGTCATAAATACATGCCCACGTTCATCAGAAATGAATTCCCCTTCGATAGAATCGGTTTGCAATTCTACCCCTTTTTCTTCAGCTGTTTTCATGTTGATATCTGGATGACTGAATTTTCCTTTTGTCAATCCCATGAATAAGCGTTTTCCTTCTTTGTTCGCTGTAACCATGACTACCGACACGTAAGGCGCTTCAGTTTCTGAACCAATTACATTTACACCATCCACGGTTTTAGCACCAATGATTTCGCTGTAAATGCCGTTATCCATTAAGTCTGCCACGTCAAGCGTAACTTTTGGCGACGAAACCCCTTTACTTGCAATGAAGAACGGTACGTTTGAAGCGTACGTTGTGTTTAACGTTGCGCCTAATCCAGTAATTTTAGCTTCGATCGCTCCACCTTTCGACTTATCTGCTACTAATTCTTTTAGAGTGCCGTCTGCACCTGTTTTTACGCCAAAAATGACGCTCTCAAATCCTGCTGTTGCCATCTATTTTCTCTCCTTTTAATTTAGTGAAATATTTGCTACATATCGTTTGATAATCCGCTTTGCACCTTCCAAATCATCGTCATCTGTTTGTTCCGTGTATGCGCATTGCCAACCATTCCCCCTCATAACCTCATCAAGGGCAAAATAAAAGGCATCAACCTCTTTCATGGTTGACACCCATACATCTACCTGTACATTAAATTGAATGGTCAAAGGATTGTTGCTTGCGAAATCTTCATAGTTGCCGGATATCTCTATAATTCTGCCAACTGGAAGGCTAGGTACTGTTTGAGCTGATTCCGGAACACTATTGGTGTAAAAATCAATGTTCTTTGTTTTTTCATTGCTATTCAGAATTGAATAGACTTGTGATACTGCCGTTTTCAAAGTCCTAGCCTCCTTTTTACTTCGTCAGCAATGATTTGTGTTACTTGTTTTTCGATTTGCTTTTGTGTTTTTTGTACAAAACCTTTTGGACGTTGTTTGATTGTTCCGAACTCGATAAAGTGCATCCGCCAAGAAACATCTTTGTCATAGCCGACTTCTATCAATCCGTTTTTTACCGAGCTTGTAACCACATGGTTCTTAGCATGTTCTTGCATATACGAACCACGTTTACCGTTTGACTTTTTGCCGTCCCAGCGTGGTGTATTCTTTTCCAGTTCCGTCTTCGCATACGACGCAGCCTTTCTCAAAGCTGGATTTTCTACGCGTTTTACGCTAGTTTTCAGTTCTCTAAGCGCTTTGAATACCTCTGACGAGTCGATTTCAACACTCATTTTTGGACCTCTTTCGCAATAACAGTCGTAAAGTCCTTCGCAAACTCGCCTTTAGTGATCGTAATGATTTCAAAAAGTTTGCCTCGCCATTTTACTTTCATGTCATTTTCTAGTTCCGCTTTTTGTTGGTAGCGGATAATGAACGTCAGTGTTCCTTCCAAAGCCGTACCAATCGACGCCTTAACGTCACTCAAGCGTTGTGTTTGAACACAAGCCCAACATGAAAAAACAGTCTCAGGTGTGGTGACCAGCTGGCCGTCCTCGTCCTTGACTGTCGTATCCTTTATAAAGTCAATACGTTGACTTAGGTCACTCGTCTGTATTAACGCCATGATCTAGCCCCCTCAACTGATGAATCAAAGCAGTCACTCCAAACGGAATCTCCGCGAATGCTTTTTCACTTGTAGCGATCCGGTTCTCATACCAGTGAGACACCAGCAACGTGACCGCATAGTTAAACCGTTCATCATCTGTTTTCTCGACTTCGATCGATCCAAGAATAAATTTTTCAGCCGTGGACACCAACATTTTTAAAAGCTCGTCGTCCAGATCATGATCAATGCGAAGGTATGTTTTTAGTTCTGCCAGTTCCATTCAATCACCGCCTATTCAGCAGCTACGGTAACTTCACACACCGCAGTTTTTCCGTTTGCAGTTGTTGCAGTGATAGTCGCTGTACCAGCTGCAATACCTGTGATTTTGCCTTGAACCGGCGTTACTGTGGCAATTGCCTCATCGCTAGAACTGTATTTAACCGATTTGTCCGTTGCGTCAGCTGGCAAGACAGTCGCTGACAGTGTTTCTGATGCCCCCACCGTAAGCATAGTCGTTGTTTTGTTTAACGTTACGCCGGATGGTCTATGCTTTTGGGCCCAGTGTTACGTAGAACCCAGCGGCGGTGTCAGCTACTTCAACGTCAAAGCGTACAAACCCAGCCAGTAATTGACCATACACATCGTTATCAACCCAGCGCACTGACGCTTGTTGGCGGTCGAAGTATTTAGCAAACAGTGAAGGGTCGCCCACGAATGCTACTTTGTCGCCTGCTTTTTTTCCAATTACATCATCCGCCATTATAACAACTTCACGCCCTAATAGTTTGTGACCCGAAGCAACTGTAACGTCTTGTTGTAACAACCAACGTCCTTCATTATCTTTCATTTTGTCTAACTCGTTAAAGAAACTTTGAGAAGCAATGAATTTGACTGCATACGCTGGATCAATAGCAACGTTCACGATGTCTTTCAAATCGTCAATCGTAGTAACAGTTTTAGCTGTTGCTGTTTGCAACTTAGCCGCAATTTCAGCGTTTGAAGTGTTCAAAGATTGGCGTTGAATGGATTCAGTAACCAATCCGCCTAGATCGATATCAGAATCGTCTAATGATTCTTGAGAAACTGGAATGTATCCACGGTAAGTTTCAATTTCGTAGTTTACTTTTGTAAATTCAGGGTTAGCTAACGCTGGGTTTTTAGCCAATTCAGCCACAGAGATCATTTTATTTTTGTTAGCTCTCAAAATTGGATATGATCCTGTACCTGTTGTTACTGGCACACGTCCTACGTGTTGACGTAAGTCGACAACTGTTTCGGGTTGTTTTTCTGGTTTAGTGATACGGTCAACTGGAATAACTGCTTCTGCTCCGACTGTTGTCAATCCGTCGCGTTTTTCTCCTTTTGTACGAATGAATTGATTGATTGAGCGTGTGTATGTTTCTTTTTTGTCGTTTAGGATAACTTCCATTGATCTTTTCTCCTCTTTGTCTTTTTTGTCGATCGAATTTGTGTTGCTTGTTGGTTCTGTACTTTTTTGTTTTTCTGGTTGTGCTTGTTGCTCTTTAGGTTTAGCTTTTTGAATTTCAGTTGCTTTTGTTTCTTCGTCCAACTCTTTCAATTCATCAGCTAAATCTTTTTTCAATTGGTCGTCTGTTTCTTTCGATTCTTTTGCCTCTTTGATTTTTGCTAATAAGTCCTTAGCTGTCTCTAAATCGCCTGAATCCAGCGCCTGTTGCGCTTGTTCTTTCAATTTCTCAATATCCAATGTGTTCACTCCTTATTTTTTTGTATAAAAAAAGAACCTCTAGTAATTTAGAAGCTCTAGTTCTATCTCTAATTTTCGTTTTTCTTTTTCATTGATTACTCGTTTCAATGATCGTTGTGCTAAGACTGCATCCGTTCCTTCGTAAGCTGGGATCGAAACAATCGATATTTCGAACAATTCATCGATCTTATTTAGATTGCGGATATACATTCCATCTTGATTTTCCCACGTTTGAGAATCATCTTTTACAGCAAAACCGAACGAGCATTCGTTGATATCGCCACGTTTTATGGATTCGTACAAATCGTTGGCGTAAGAAGTATTTGGCAGTTGACATCTGAAATGAAGTCCTACGTCATCCACTTCCAACTCTAGCGTTTGCGATGACGTTCTTCCTAAAACCATACTTGAATCATGATCGACAAAACAGCGAACATCTGATAAATCGGTCGTATCCAACGCTTGTGGCGAAATTATTTCTTTGAACCCGCCAAGGTCTCTGCTCAACGAATTGAATTTTATTGCGTAGCCCTCAATCGTTCGATTGTCCGTTGGCTGGATTTCCGCTAAACTCCGAATTTCCATTTCCACTATTCCCACCTCCTTTCGCTGTGGTTTTCGTGTACAAAACATCTCCATTAGGAATGCTTGGCAATCCGTAATAATCTCTGACCTCATTAATCAGTAGATAACCGTCTCCGCCGTTGCCATCTTCCATTGCTTTATTCATCCTAGAAGCCTTGTCTTGCCCTGTAAGCGTAGAGAAGTCAAGTTCTACATTAATACCTAACTTGATTGCTAACTCGTCTGTAATCATCTGCGAGAGTGCCCTAAGCGTACTAGAAACGTAGGAATCGTTAGCCGAATCGTCTTTGGTATTGACTAACTCCATACCAAAACGTGACAAAGGAATGCCGAACGCTTTAGCAATTTGTTTTGTCGAGTACACGTTGTTTTGAATCATCTTCAAAATATCCGTATTTAGCTCAAACTGTTTGAATTCCTGTGTATCGTCCAAAACAATTACGCTATTAGCGTTTGAAGCACCGCTGTTTACTTCTTCAAAGTCTTGCTTAATTTGCTTTTTAGACTTGTTATTCAGCGTACCTTTATTGAGCTTCAAAACTCCGCCTGCTTGAATCCCCTTCTTGAAGAAGGAGCTTAGCATTTTGTTCCCATTGTCGAGCATGGAAAGTTCTATTTTGAGTGCATCCAATGGACTGATACCGGTTTTTCCGTTTACAGTTATATATTTGAAGTGCAACATCTCGCTAGAATCAACACGGTACGAATTTCCTGCTTTGTTTGTGTACTCATACCGCAACACACCTGTCTCTAAATCTTCGTAAACGACGACTTGTGACGGTTTAGCAAACTCTAAGCTATTTTCATGAATGATCGCAAAAGCATTCCCTGACAAAAGCATTTGAGCCGTGATAGCAAACATGAAAGAATATGGTGTCATACTTGCGTTTGGGTACTTGTTCAACATGTCTAACTTTCGAATGTCTGCTTGCTTATTATCGGAAAACTTGAACTTGCTGGCGGCAATATCTCCGGCCAATATCTTTACTGCTGTAAACACATCAGACTGTTCTAGTGCCGTTTCTCCGTCAAAGTTGATGGTCGTGTTCCCATTTACAGTTGAAATGAAGTCGAGCATTGTACTCGAACGACTGGACAAGCTACGTTTTTCCGTTTGGAAAAATAAACCCATTTATCCCACCTCCTTTCAGCTATAATTCTGATTCTCGAACCAAAATAAAAACGGTAAGCATTAAACTAATGCCCACCGTCAGGAATCCGATAATCTGGTTAAACAAAAAAGCTGCGGCTATGAATGAAACTAGCCCTAAAACATACAAAATAATCACGATTAGTCTTAACTTGTTACCATCCAAAGCCATACTCGCCCCTTTCAATCAATTCATTGATATCTTCTTCATCAAAATCATGGTACATTGCCTGCGTGTAAGCATTAATCAACGCATCTAAAGGATCAATCTTATTTCGATTCATTGCCTTATCAATCATGATTGTATCGTTGTTTTCTTTGGTGATTGCGTTTCTGATTGCTCTGTTAAGCAGTGGATTGTTTGAATGGACTGTTTTTCCTTTAATAACGTCCGTTCTAAATTGTTTTGTCGGAACGTTCAAAGTTATCAGTCCTTGTCGCACTTCAATCATTTCTTTCTCGTAGAATTTCGATAGATCAGTAATAACATTACCAGCATTATACGGATCGTAAAAGATACCTTTTAGCTCAAAGTTATTACTTTCGATGAAATCAGTAAGCCAATTGACTAAATCGTGATAGTCAATCAATCCGTCTGGACTACTACTAATCGTGCAATAGCCTGCTTGCTCATATTGTCGGTATGGTGTTTTGTCTTCTTTTTCTTTTGCTTCAATTCCGCCACGATTGGCTACAAAGGAATAGCTATCAACAAAAAACTTACTTTCCTCTCTGATTGGAATGACCCACGAAATAGAAGTTAAGTCATTCACTCGTGACAAATCGACACCGATGTAAATCTCACGCCCTGTTAAGTCCGTTTGTTTGATGTAATCAGGAGCAACGGCAGAAGTCCACTCTTCTTCGCTCATATAACTTTCTTGTGAAGATTGAACCCATATGTTGAATTCTTTAGTAAGAACGTTTGATATACTTCCTTTTGCTTTTCCTTCGTCTAAAAGTCGTTTTTTGCTTTCAGTTAGTCGTTCTTTTTGTTCTGATAGTTCCATTAATGGGTTGGACTTTATCCACATATCAGTGTCCACTACTTCTTTAGCATTGTCCTGTTCCCAACATAGCGCTAAATACTCATCGCCTACCACTTCTTCTTTTAGCAACTTCGCTACATACTGATACTCTATCGAGTACATTGGATAGTTTAGTTTGCTTGAAGCCGTTGAAATGATAATCGTTAGCGGTTCGATTTGTTGCCCCATTGACGTTTCGATAACATCCATCATTTCCGTTGTTTTAGACAGGGCATACTCATCAAAAATGCCCAATAATGTATCGAGACCGTCTAATGTATCTGCATCAGCAGACAGTGGTTTCATAAATGAATCATCTGTCGTAGTAAGCTCGTTTTGTAGAACCTTTGTAAATTTCTGGATCGCTTTACTTTTTCCACGTAAGGCTTTTAATTGTGACTTAACCATAGTGAAAACGATTTTCGCTTGATCTCGTTTGTTAGCAGTAGCGTATATCTGTCTTGCTTGTCGTGGATTTCGTTCGTAAATTAGACAGTACAGCGCAATCCCTGAAACAATCAACGATTTTCCTTGCTTACGTGCTAGCGAAAGATAGGCTTTTCTGAAACGCTTGGTATTGTCTTTCTTTCTTCGCCAGCCCCACAGCATGCCTAAAATGAATTTCTGGAATAGTGCCAACTTATTAGGCTTGCCACTCTTAGGATCTGGAAGCATTGAAATGAATTTTACAATATTTTGAGTGTATTTTGGTTCGTAGTAGTAAGGAAAGTCATCTCGCTTTGACCTCTCGATATCCTTTTTGTGTCTATCAATTGCCATCTGTATCTTCTCACAGACTAAGATATTCCCATTTTCTACTTCATCAATGTATTTTTGAACGTGATCAATCATCACTATCAACTTCGTTCATCATTTCAGCAAAAGGGTCGTCAGGCTCTTTCTCTAACTCTTGAGGATTAACGATCTTTAACCGAGAGTTGATTGTCAGCCCTAAATCATTAGTGGCTGTTTTTAGTTCTTTCGAGAATGAATTGACAGTATCGATTAAAGGATTTTTACGACCGTCAATTAAAAAACCTTGCTCGTTCAATTCTTTACTAGCTTTGTCGTATAGATACGCATAATTGCAGTATCGAACCATCGTTTGCTGATCTAATTCGGATACAGGAAGTTCTTGGATGTAATTTGAGATCCTATTCCACTCTTTTTGCGCTTCTTTCAAAAGCCCAGCCGGATAATTTGAAAAGTCCAGTCTTGGATAGTTGTATAGCTTTTCTTCTTCGGCTTTTTTAGCTTCAATTTCTTCTTTTGTGTAATTCTTTTTGCTCGCATCAAGTAATTTTTTAGGTCTTCCTTGTCCCATGTCATCATGCCTCCTTTGCCCATGAAGCTCTATTTTTATTTTGTTCTGAGATTGTCGAATATCTCAAGTTCGATAATCTATTGTTATGCCTGTTTCGGTCTTTGTGATCGACAGTGACATTTCCGCTAGGCTTTTGAAGAAAAGCTTCAGCAACCAATACATGAACTCTTTTGCCAGTTCGTTGCCCGTTTTTGTAGAGATCGACATATAAATAACCGTTGTCTTTCTCATAGGGTTTCACTTGCTTGGTTCCGCTAGTTGATTCAGCTGACACTCGACCATTAGAAGACACCTTATAATTTGGATAACCGTGGATTTTCTTCCATTGTTCGGCCATATTGTCACCACCTTTCTCAATTTGCAAAGTTTTTAAAGGGAATCTTTTTCACACAAGGGAGGGCATCGATTTTCTTCGTTCTAGCGACATAGGGGGGCTTATTTTTTATCAAAACTATTATTTAGTATATTTATATACACTTTAGGTAAAACGCCTTAGAACGCAAATTAGAGCCTTTTAAGGTTATATGCCTTTTTATGCTCTTTGTTGTGGCACGACTGGCAAATACTTTCTAACGTATCGTAGTCTAACCTTTTATCCCAATCTTCTTTTACTTCCGTTTTGTGATGGACTATCGTAGCACTGGTTATTTTCCCATTTCTCAAACACTCCTCACATAGTGGTTGGTCTGCCAGCTTGCTACGTCTTAGCTTCTTCCATTGGCTTGAAGCATAGAAGCGAGCATACTTCATGTTCTCTTTGTTGTGTCTTACTTCTCTGTTATACGTCTTGTCTGCATTGCCTTTGTGTTTCTCGCAATAACGGTTGGGTAACTCAACGTATTCGCGGCAGATAGACACAGCGCATTTGATTTTAGGCACAGCTATACTTCTCTTTTGTGTCCGATTGTTTTCATATCTGGATACTTAGTTACTTCACCTAGGTACTCCATATTGATGTCGTTTGTTGAACCAGCTACCACTTCAGTTGTTGTATGGTAGTGATAGCTTACATCTATCAATCCCTCTAACTTCTCACCTTTGTACCAAACCTCCGGTACTGAGTCAGTATCTTTTAGTTTGATTTCTAGAAGGTTTGTATTACTCGTGTTTGATAATTTAGCTATTTGTTCCGTCAATAGTTCAATTGAATTCCTTCCTGCTTCACCTGTCATTGGCAATACCGCTTCTTTCACACTGACAAACTCACCACAAAAGATAACCTTCAATCCCAACTCTGAAAATTGAGTAGATATAATATCTGTAGCGTACTTTGACAGACAGCCTTCAACCACCCAACAATTTGCTTTTTCAACATAATATAACTTCATCTCAACCACCTCTCTATGTTGTATTGGATATATTCGTCTTTCCAATAGCCATGACCGCAATATATCAGCTTGCATTTATCCACTTCGTTTGGTGTAGCTTCCCTGGTCATTTCAATGATGGAGTACTTCTTTTTGATTTGGACTGATTGGACAACCCTCACTGGATCATCAGTGTTCGGTTGCGGATATCGGTTTGTTAGTGATACATACCAGTAGTTCCTCATTATGTAGCCTCCTTTACGCAAAATAAAAAGACCACTCAATGAGTGATCTAATATGTACTACAGGACCCACTATCCTTCGAGGGAATGTGGATTACAGAAACATCAGCGCGCTATAGTTTCCAACCTGTATATTCGGTTTTGCTAACTGGTAGCTTGCGTTTACCGCAAACCCAAAGTCGCTGGAGTGGGATTGCACCACTCATGCACTAGTCCGCTCTAGTTTTGTACAAGGTCCCAGTAGTGCGCCGTACGCAACCTACCTTCACCTTTGCGTCTCTCTACTTCCGCCACAGCGACACTATAAAATTATTCTTGGCTGCTACTATTTTTTATTTTGTCCATTTTTAAATCCAATCATATAGACATTAAGACAGAGCACAAAAATTGAAATTATTAACGCCATCATTTCTCTTTGCCCACCTTTTTTAATTATTTAGTTAAGTTATATTTTTTTGATACTTGGTATGATTTCTTGAGTACAGCTGCTAAAAAATATACTGCTAAGAAACTTGGATTTTAAAATTAGCAATTTCATCTAAAGTTTCTTGTAACTGTTCGACTTGGTCACTAGCCTTGTTGAGCAGTTCTTTTAGTTCAGTCAAATCTAATTTGAAAGTTGCTTTGATTTCTTTATCTATTCGTTTTCCCTCCAATACATAAATTAATAAACAGCAACGGATGATAGATAATAAGAACAATTTAGAAGGAGTTGAAATTCACATCCTTATTCTTAATATTTCCGCTGCTGTCTATCGAAGCTTAATTGTGAAACAATAATAAAACGATGTTCCTTTTATTATTATTTTGTCTCAGACCTATCACTAATCTTTCGACACTACCATAATATCACGTTAAACTGCTCAAAAACCCTACACTATCCCTACAAAAACCCTACAAAATCAACGATACTGAACTAAYACGCCTTTTTTGTATGCTTCWGCAAATTCGATCAGCGCGATAGATTTCAGCTTCTCTACATTCTTTTCACCGTATCCTCGTATCAATTGCCCTATTTCATAATTAGAGTGCTTGTTTACGTCACAGAAGCTGTAGTAGAGTATCTGACGRCTAATCAGACTAAGAGCCATCAAAGCCGCTAAAATCGCATCTCTCTCTGCTTCTATATCCATCATCTGAATRATCGCGTCYTCTGCCTTATTACCGTGCTTCGGTGCCTTCGGCATATCCGTAATAATCGGCGACTTAATATCTATCAAAGAGCGACCTGCCATCCGCTCCAAACGCCGAAAGTTCTTCAGCACRTCTCTCGCATTACATCTTGTCTGTTTGAAATCTACCTCTCGTAACAATTGCATCAAGTCAAACCGCTCCTTTATGTGATATAATAAACTTGTCGGATTTATTACATCAGTCGGAGCGATCCGGCTTTTTTTATTTGTCGAGTTCCCTTTATTGACTTACGTAGCACACAGCAGCTGCATAGTAAGTTGTATAACCGGCCATAAAAGCCGTTAAAGATATATGCAGAATTTCATTATTCTTTGCAAATTCATTTAATTTTTCTTCTAATTCATAGCGTGTGTCCTCTTCAAAGATTTTAAATTCCATTGTTTATAACCTCCATATCCACCAATCTCACCACTGCTAAATTCTCTTTGCTTTTCGCTAACCGCTTGTCACATTCCATCGTGTTTTCAATGCGAATGATTGCTGAGTGATTATAGAGATGCTCTACATATCCACGAAAYGGATAGATGAAYCCTTCTGCTTCGCAGCGAACCATGTCACCGACTTTGAMTTTTGGTTTCTTACGTGTTTTAGGRTTCTTWGTCGGCATATCTAGCATYAAACCGCCGATRCCATGACTACTAGCGTAAAATCCGTCTTTTAGTTTCATTCTTTTTCCTCCCATTTACGATCATCACTTAATATCGAAATTCCAAACTTACGAATAGCATCACTTGCATCAGCAACATACTGGCTTGCCACTTTATATGTTTCTTCTGCTGAAATTCCATATTCTTTTTCAAACTTTGTCTTTAGTACATTCAGTTCCTGTTTTCTTAGTTTTGTTATTCTGCGGTGCCTGTTGTTCATTTTCAATCAACTCCCTAATCTGAAAGTGTTGTCTATACTTGATCGAAATTCTTTTAAGTGGTTCTCTACCACAGAATCAGTCACGTTAAAACGATCAATTAATACTGGAGCTGCCATATCTTTCAAATAACTTTGTCTGATGACTAATTCAGTACCATCAGGAAGTTCTATGTTAACCTCCCGACCATTGATAATTGCTTGAATGCCCGCTTCACTTAGTGGTATTTCGTATTTCATTTCACATCCTCCAAATCACTCGACTTCACGAACACACCATCTACCATCTTCCCTGTGCGTCCTTTGATTTCGTTGTATGCTTGGTTCAGACACTCGTACAAATCCATATCATTTTGCATAGCTAAAATAATCAAGGTTACTACTACGTCTCCAATTCCGTCTCTTAAACCATGTTCATCTTTTCTAGCTAGAGAAGCGGCAACTTCCCCAATCTCTTCGATCGTTTTTAACATTTGCTTGCTGGAATCAGTTTGATCCAATCCCTTATCTTTAGCCCACTGCTCTACTTTTGTGATTAGTTCGTCCATTATTTCTCCTCCACATACCTAAACTGTCGTCCTTTTGAATCAATCCATAAGCTCCTAGCTCTATCCCAAATAATGTTTTTGCTTAATCCAGTAATTTCAGATAACTGTTCAGCAGTACCTGTTACTAGAATTCGATCACCATGCCAGATTGCAATTTTTCTCGGCGTTTTCCGATTGGTTTTTTCAGCCACATTGATTTACCGAGCTTTTGGACTTCTGCAACTATTTCTTTGTCTTCCTGCCAAGATTCTGACTTGGTTAATTCAGCAATTCGTTTCATTGCTGCTTTCTTATCCACGATCATTCCTCCAATCTACGAATTTCCCTTCTTAAATTCTCTATGTGCAAATCGATTGCCTTTCTCGCCGTTTCATTGACCATCACTGCCTTTGTTCGTTCCAGATCGTCAATTTCACGTTGAATGCTTCGAATTCGCATTTGAATCACTTCTTCTGTTGTCATGATGGACCACCTCGTTAAAACCGTTCTTCCTTGAACGTATTCCGATATTTTTTAGCTAAAATCAATGGCACTTGATATTTATGACAAAACAATTTTGCCTTGATCTTAAAGTCTTTTGTCTGCATCCCTTTAACATCTATGACTTTGACAAGCTTGCCGTTTTTATAAAATGTAAAGTCGGGAATATACTCGATCTTGCGATACTTCTTTCCGTCTAGTTCAAATTTCGTCATCAGCTCAAATCGTTCCTGAAGTTTCACTTTCCAGCCATTCGCTTCCGCTTGCCACAAGGCTAGATCGTAGTACTCTGCTTCTGCGATAGAATCGAACTTGATACCTCGATGGATAGTTTTTCGATTACGATATTTATTCATTCTCAAGAAGCGCCTCCTTCTTAGCCTGATAAGCAGCAAAGCGGGCTTCTAATTCTGCTTTTTTATCAGGATCTAGCGTCTTTTCTTCTTGAGGTTTGTTGACCCAATCTGGTAACTTTTCACGCCGTACATTGTTTTGACGTTTAGGAAGATAGTTTTGTTTTTTCTTGTTCTTAAAATCTTCTTGGGCTTTTTCTGCTGATTCCATTGTCTTAATTCCTTGATTACTCCATGAATTTAATATCGCTTCAACATATTTTTTCAATCCTGGCATCTCAACGTTGTTTTCGAAAGCTAATTTAAAAGCAAAGAGAATCATATCTGCTCCCCAAGTTTTAATCATCGGTCCTAATACTCCTTGCAAAAGTCCAGTAGGTGCTTTCCCCCAGTTTTTTTGGATGAACTCATACACGCCTATATCATATTCTTTATTTGTCTTGTTTTGTTTTGTATTGTTTATATAAGCTGAAGGATTTACTGTAGAATCTACTGAAGGATTTACTTCCCTATTTACTTTCGGATTTACTTTACTATCTACTGGAATATTTCCAGTAGCGGAGTTTTCTACCGTATTATCTACTGTAGTTTTTACTGTAAAATTTCCAGTTAGATCAGAAAGAATATAAACTCCAGCTTTTGTACGACCTCTCTTTTTATATTGAAGGAGTCCGTTTTGGATCAATTGATTACGATTGTTAATCAATGTTTTTTCAGACGTTTTAGTCATTGCTTGTAGCCTTGTATTGGCAATCGATAATTCGCTCTGCCATCCACTTTTGTTTGCTATAGCCATTAGCTTATACCAAAGCAGTTGGGGACCAGCGCCAAGCTCGTTATATTCAAGCCAATTGTCAAAAGCATTAAGCTGTCCGATGTAATCCAATTGTGTTCCTCCTTTCGTTTTGTTGTTAAGAGGGAGATAACTCCCTCGCTATTTGTTTAATGGTGGATTTGATGCATCGAATAATCCAGTTTGTACATCTTCGTTTTCTTCAGAAATAACCTCTGCTTCTTTTCTTTCAGGAATATCTTCCTCAACTTCTGTTTCAGCAATAATACTGCCATCTTCTTGAACTCTTTGGACTCTCTCATCCGATGTGGTAGCTTCTTGCATTTCAATGGATAAGATCCCCCATTTAGAAAGAAGATTTCTCAAAACAGTTTTTCGTGCCATTGCATTGTAATCAGATGCCCACACACCACTTAACTTTGTCTTATCTCGATCTTTATTGTTAGCAATTCGATGAGCTTCAATTTCTTGTTTGGTCCAATAGACAGTTTTCTTGAATCCATTCAGTAATTCAAAATAGCCAACATATCCAATGACTTCATCAGATGTTCTACCATTTGGATCAAACTCGAACTCTTCTGTCAGTCGGTTCCAGCTTTTTAGTTCTCCTTCGTAAACTTCAATCACATTTAATGCTTTGTATTTACCTGATCGTTGGGCTAATTGGATATATCCTTTATAGCCAAGCATAAATTGAGCTTTCTTTTCCCATTTTCCTGTTTGCTTGTTTTTGCTATTAAATGGAACGAGATAGGCATAGCCAAGATTCTTATCTAGTCCAAGATTTAATGTTGCAGCAGTTAACGCACCACTCATGATAGACATCGGTTCACTATCTGCAAGATAACTGTCATTAGATACAAGAGTCATAACATTCGACATAAAAGCATTAGCATTGTCATGAAGCACCTCTTCAAACTTCTTTCTCATTGTTGGTGTATTCATCAAAGCTTTAAGTCCTAATTGACCTGGTGCAACTTGTTTCTGTGGCTTTGCTGCCAATTGATTTTTTAACGATTCATTTGTTGCCATATTATTTGATCTCCTTTTCGGTTAGCCTTCTTGATTCAGTAACGTTATAAATCTCTTCATCATTTGCGACATCTGGATATTTCTCTGCTAGTTTCTTCGAGTTCATACGTCTTGTACGAACAAGTTTCCAACTGATAATGTTTCTTTGTGTGATACCGATACTAGCTTCACGTTTACCTAATTCACTGATGAACTCGTTGTCCACCTGTCGAATAGCCGATTCAATTTCTTTCTTGGTTCGCTTGAGTTCATTTTTCTGTTCAACTAGTTCATCGAAATGAATTGGTAACGTCGTTTGAACGTCTTCAACATCTGCATACTTTTCTTTCAAGAAATCAGCTGTCGCTTGACTACCATCAATAATTGGCTCGATACCTCCAAGAACGTTCGTTTCCCAAAACTCTACTAATTGTTCAGTGATTGTATCGATCAGCTCTTGATCTCGTTCAATCCGCTTCCAGATAAATTTTTGACCACCGATTAAGACAGCGATGTAACAATAGTCTTTGTTTAGAACGTTCATGTAATGTTGAACTTGGCAGAGATAACTGAGTGGTACTTCTTCACCTTCCCACTCTTTGCCGAGAAATTGATTGGCTGTTTTGCATTCCAGAATGGCATTTTCTCCCACTACATCACGATCAATATTCGCTCTTAGAAACGGATGCAATGGATGTTCAAAGACTTGGTTTCTTCTGCGAACCTTTTTACCTGTACGTTCTTGAAACTCTTTAGCAACTACTTCTTCTAAGATATTGCCCCAATAAGCTGGCTCGCTTGCTGTTTCTTCAAGTACAACTTGTCCTGTTTTTTCAAGCCATAATTGATAAGGTGATTTCCATTTGTTCAACCCTAAAATCGTTCCAACATCAGAGCCGCCAATACCTTTTTGACGATCCTCAAGCCATTCTTGATGGCTCATTTCTAAAATAGACTTACTCATCGTCTTCCTCCTCTTCGTGTGGTGTGCCCCATTCTGGAGTAGTTAAATACTGATCTAATGCTTGTCCAAAATCGTTCATTGTTTTAGCCTTCCTTTCATGCTAAAATACAGATAAGATATTTTGTTATGTTGCCGATTAGCGATTGCCGTCGCTGGTCGGTCTTTTTTGTGTTGGCATTTTGAAACTTTCTCTTACAGCAGTAACCGCTACTAAGGTTCCCCAATAAATAAGTGCATATGCTGGATTAATACTTGCCAGTACGATTGCTACTAGACTCATAAGCAAAGCGCTCTTGACAGTCATTTTAAATACAGTTTTCATTTCTTTCTCTCCTCTCTATATTTAGCAATTTCGCTAGCAAGATCTTCATTCATATGATTCTCTAAAAATCGAGCGACTTCAGTTTTAGGAATTCTAATTTCACCGAGTTTCAAAAAACCGATGTATCCCATCTCAATCAAATCTTTAACATTTTGAGGATTTGTTGTTATAGCTAATGCCGCTTCAGTAACTGAGTATGTTAATTTTTCAATGTTTCTTTTATTGTTGCGCTTCAAGACAACTTTTTTTGGAAAAATATTTTCCAATGTTTCCATTTCCATCATCCTTTCATATATCCTTGTACTACCCAGTACGACAGCCGTTCCTCACTAAACTTGCGAATATCGATTCCAAGTATTTCGCATAATGCACTTATTAGTGTGACCTCAACCATGATCTCGTCTAAAAATTCATAAGCATATGCAATGATTTGTTGACGATCATCAACAGTTAAGTAATTTACTTGTTTAAGAAGAATTTTTTCTACTTCTTGCTTCTTCTGTTTCCGCTCATCTGATTCAATCATTTGCAACTTGTCTAATGAAGATGGATCTCTTCTATAAACATCACCATCTATTGATTTAAATAAACCAAAGAACTCATGAATCACTTGAAGAGTGAAATCTGAATCTCTAAAATGATCCGTTAACGCCTGAGCATTTTCCAACGTCACGGGCTTCGTATTAAGCAATGTTGTCCAATCGCTTAATGACTGTTGAGAGACGTTGATTTGTCTTGCTATTTCCTTTTTGGTCTCACCACTCTTATTAATTACTTCGACTAACGATTCTCGAATAACACTTGATTTTTTTAACAGTTTAAACACCTCATATTCTTATTCGCCCGTATATCAATACGAGCAATTTTTTTATACTATTAATTTAAAGAATCAAACAAAAGCTGCTTCATCTAGTTCACGTTCAAGCTCTTTTTGAACTTCTTCAACTAGACGATCGAGTTGATCATCATTTGCACATTTGATGATGTGGACTAGTCTAGGTCTAGCATCAAGTACGATGTTTATTTTTTCTTGGCGTGTCATTAAAATCATCTCCTTATTTATTTGATATAATCTCACTATGGAAGGTGGTGAGATTATGGCTTATAAAGAATCTATCGTTAAAAAGATAATCGAAATCGTTGAAATAGCTCCTAAAGGGACAAGTACCCACTATTTAGAAGGTTTCAATCAAAAAGATGTAATCGATACTGTGAACTCTCTTCATTTAAAATATCCCGACAATATTTTAGAAACAGAAAGTTATTATAGTGAGCTTGTTCCAATTGTAATTAATAAATAATTTTTGGTTATTCTCCTTTTGAATTTTTGAAGTATTTACTCAAAGGGAGAATTTCAGGTCCTACCAAAACATCTTTTATATCAACTTCATCTATAAAACATTCGATTTTTAGTTTTGGCTTGCCTGATGCTGGCATAAATAGTTCAATATTTGTTACTCCACGTCCTAATGTCCAATCATTTAATTTAATTTCATAATTTGGTGAAATTGTTGGGTTTTCAACTTTAGGTTGTATTGAGAGTTTTAGCAGATTTTTTATTTTTTCTTGTCGTGACATGAAAAGCACTCCTTTCTTAGTTAACTAATAATTTGTAGACAATTGAAACAATAATAGAAAGTAATATTGGTAAAACTACGGTGCAAAATGTTCCTTCAAGAAAATCTTTATCTTTTTTCATTTTGCCATCTCCTGTCTGTTGTTCTAGGTCTAGCATCAAGTACGATGTTTATTTTTTCTTGTCGTGTCATTTGGCAATCCCCTCGTTGTTGTTTTTTGGCAACACTTTACTAAAAATAAAAAGCTTATCAAAATCTTTTTCAGAAAGTTCGAAAGCGTTGAGCAGTTTAGGAATCAATTCTCCGCCAATCCCACGATCTCCATTCAATATTCTATAGACCGTTGATGGAGCTACATCCATTCTTCTAGCCAATGAATATGGATCATCACCTTTTGATTGCATTAAGGAATTAAGTTCGTCTTGTTTAAGTAATGTTTTCATTTTTCACACCTCCATTGCCTTATGACAACACTATAATACTATTTTTGTCATTTGGCAACACTTTTTGTTGCTAAATTGCAATTCTTTTTGCATTTGTTGCCAAAAGGCTATATCATTTATTCAAGAAAGGGGTTTTATCATGGAGTTTGGAGAAAAACTAAAAGAATTGAGAACCTCTAGAGGATTAGGAGTTAATCAGTTAGCATTAAAATCTGGAGTAAGCGCTTCTCAAATATCTAGATTTGAAAAAGGTGAACGAAAAGATCCAACTTTAGAAACTTTAAAAAAACTATCAGTTGCTTTAGGTGTGTCTATTTCCTACTTCGAAGAGAATTCACCCGTTAACGTGGAGCTTATCCCTGATTGGCTAATGAGAATGATTTAATCGAGCTAGATAAATTATTAGAATCAAACGTGAACATGGCTTACGGTGGTGAAACTTTAACACCTGAAGAAATTCAACGAGTAAAAGATATCCTTACAGCGACATTCTGGGATATAAAAAAAAGGAAGAAAAAGTAAAGTGAAGTGATTTGTATGGAGCTGGATGTAGTAAATCTAGTTGGAGATTTAAAGCGGAAATATCAATCCGCTAATCCTTTTATAATTTGTGAAAAAATGGTCATAAGCGTAGAATTTGTTCCTTTTCTAAATAACCCAAAAGGACAATTTCAGGAAATTTTAGACGAACCTATTATCTTTTTAAATGACAGTCTTAAGTACTCCGAAGAGCGTTTCTATATTTGCGCCCACGAACTTGGCCATGCCCTTTTTCACAAAGAACTATCTAGCTATTACGTCTCTACACGATTATCTAGGAGCAAATCAGAGAGTGAGGCAAATTGCTTTGCTGCTAATCTCATCGTTTCTCTTTACAAAGATGACACGGATCAATTTCCAAGAGAAGTTGATTTATTGACTAAACTATATGGACTTCCGAAAGATGCTTATAAATTTTTAATTTGAAATTTTTAATGTTTGAATAATTAAGTATTGAATTTTTTGACTTTGTGGGGAAAGTGATTACATAAATTCAAATACTTTTTGTTGGGAAGACTATCGCTCCCTGCCTTAGTGGGAGCAATACTATTAGGAGGTTTCATCATGGAAATGGAAAAATTTCAAGATAGCTTGAAACAATTAGGTAAAAGAGTGGTTGAATTAAAAGATAGTATTGGTACAGAAGAAGCAACAAAAACCTCATTAATTATGCCCTTCTTTGTTGCACTTGGTTATGACTTGTTTAACCCTACAGAGTTTGTACCAGAGTTTACTGCTGATGTAGGTATAAAGAAAGGCGAAAAAGTTGATTATGCAATTGTTCTTGACGGGCAACCAACTATACTTATAGAAGCAAAATCGATCAATGAAAAGTTAACAAAACATGATTCTCAACTATTTAGATATTTTGGAACCACTACTTCTAAATTTGGTATATTGACGAACGGCGAGGAATACAAGTTCTTTACTGATTTAGACGAACCAAATAAAATGGATCTTACTCCTTTTTTAACTATTAATATTACAAAAATTAAAGACAGCCAACTTCCAGAGTTAGCAAAATTTCATAAAGACAATTTCGACGTAGACAAGATTACAAGTTCTGCAGCAGAACTTAAATACTTAAATTCATTAAAGGCTTACCTGTCTTCTGAGCTAAACGAACCAACGGAAAATTTTGTCAAATATCTTCTTGGCGAAATTTATGACGGAATGAAAACAAAGCAAACTATTGAAAAATTTAAACCAATTATAAGAAAAGGATTAAACCAATTTATCGCTGAAAAAGTTAATGATAAATTAAGCGCTGCTTTGAAAACATCGGTTACTGTTGAGGATACAGAAACTAAATCAGATTCTGATACAACAGATGAAACTGATAGTGAAATTGTTACCACTCCTGAAGAATTAGAGGCCTATACTATTTGTAAAGTTGTTTTAGTAGATACTATTCCTTTAGACCGATTATTCTATCGAGACAACAGAAGTTACTTCAATATATTATTAGATGACAATATCAGAAAATGGATTCTAAGAGTTCGTTTCAATACAAATGGAATGAAAATTGAATTAAACGATGATAATCATACAGTTTATGAGTTGAAAGAGCCTATAGACATTTATAGCTATTCAAAACAAATTACTGATATAGTTCAAAAATTTCTATAGACTTTTGTTCGAAAAAAAATGACTGAATTATTACATTGAAGATCAGCCTTCGGGCTTTTCTTTTTATTAATGGCGACTATCACTGCCTGCCTTTAAATGGGAGTAAATTATTTTATTTTTTGGAGGAAAATATGAAAAAAATAGTTGGGTTAGGATTAATTCTGTTCTCTAGTATTGTACTAGGAGCATGTGGAAATAGTAATTCAAATTCTGATACGCCTAAAGAAACAACCACTGCGAGCTCTACAATGGTTTCTCTTGAATTCAGTAGCTCTGTGGAAAAAAAGACTAATCTTCTATCAAATGATTCAGATTTCGGAAAAATAGCTGATAATGTACCTGATGGAGAATCCATAGAAGTACAAGGTAAACAAGATTATTCAACCAATTTTAATGATAATTCTTGGGCGGGTGTTAACCTAAACATCGATCGTGTCTCAGTTGTGAAAACTACTGATATCAAAGACTATTCTGATAATCAATATAATGGTTTTGTAGCCGTGCATTACAACATAGATAATACACAACAAGATGTATCTATATACCCTAATCAAGCCACAATTGTAACTGACTATGGTGAGCAAGTTGCTGATGGTGGGGTCTTTAATTATGATTCATGGGATGGTGACTTCATGAAAGGAACAAAAAAAGATGGTTGGGGCATCTATCCTTTATCAAAACTTCCTGATGCATCTTCAATCAAATCCCTTCGATTGAAGATTGATTCTAGCTATGAAACTGATAATTATGATGATGAAAACTCGTATCACACATATGATATTAATTTAAATTTACAATAAAGATTGGCCTTCGGGCTTTTCTTTTTAAATACAAAAGAACATAAGTTCGTATACTTCTATTAAAAATACGAATTTTACATCTATTCCCTCTCTATATGTACCAAAAAAAATTAACCATCGTACTAATGACATAGCAATATGAAAGGACTGATTTTATGCGTGGCGGTGTGAGAAAACGTGGAAAACGTTGGTATTATTATTTTGAAGATATCAATGATGATGGCTCAAGGAAAAAAGTGGAGAAAGTTGGCGGAGACACCCGACCAGAGGCCGAAGCTGCTTTACGAAAAGTTTTATCAGATATTGACGAAACAGGACAATACTTTTTAGGTACGGATACTCGAGTAAAACAATACCTTGATTTTTGGATGAAGGAATACGTTAAACTAAATCTAAAATACAATACCTATGAAAACTACCGATTTACCATCAAAAATCATATAAACGGTTATTTAGGAAAGAAAAAACTTACGGATCTCTCCCCTGCTCTTTTACAAAATTTCATCAATGCTGAATTTAAAAAGGGTTACTCGAAGAAAACAATGACTATTACTCACTCTGTCCTTAAGAATGCGCTGAATATGGCGGTTTATCCTTGGGGGTTAATCAAGCAAAATCCTATGCTGTATGTAAAGATACCAAAATACGAAGAACGACCAACGACTAAAAAAGATCTAAAGATCATTTCTCTTGAGGACTTTGATCATATGCTAGAAATCACTCCTGAAGGCCATCCTTTCTATATTCCTTTGAATATTGGATTTTATACGGGAATGCGCGTTGGCGAAGTTTGTGGTCTGACGTGGGATAATGTCGATTTTTCAAATGGAACAATTACTGTAGAGAAACAAATGGTAAAGAATGATGGCGCATGGGTATATGGTACACCAAAGACAAGCAGTTCCAATCGAACGATTTTTATTGGACAAACCTTGCTAGCAATTCTGAAAAAACATAAGAAACAACAATTAGAAAATCGAATGAAGTATGGAAAGCTCTACATTGATTCAAATGCAGTATGTACAAAGGAAGACGGTGGCTAG